CCTTTTTTAATAAAAAAACCTAAAACAGCATCAATTTGATTACTAGGGAAGGTAATCTGACCTAAAAAGAACTTATCAAAAAATGTTCTAACTTCTTGACTATTTGAAGAGGTATCTAGTGGTAAATTGCTCATTGTATAATTTTATTACGGAAAATCTAGCGGAGTAGCAGTAGTTGAATTATTAGGCTTTTTAGCTGGGAAGAATGTGTCCTTTATCCCACCAATTGCTGCTCCTGCTCCAGCTAAGGCTACTCCTGCTAATAATTTATTGCCCTCAGCAGCAACGCCAGATTTGGTTAGGCCTTTTGCATTTTCATATGTGTTAAATGCTGCAATACCAGCAGTTAGATAATTACCTTTACTAAGGTTATCAGCAACACTGGCAATTCCACCAAATACGCCACCTGCTCCAAATAAGGTTTTTGATCCCCCGCCTGCTGGACTCAATGGACTTGGCAATTTATCATAATGCTCTTTGGCAAACCCTGTAACACCATCGCCTTCAATAATACCTATATTGTAAGAAACTGATTCGTATGCAATTGTCATATTACATTCAGCGCTTCCCCCAGATTGCTCTGCACTATTCGGACTATCATGATTAAAGCTTGTAATTAAAGGATTAATTAATGTATAACTATTATATTCTCTTTTATTAAGTTGATATAATACTATTTTATTAAAGAATGGAATTGATGAATTATTATCAAAACCATAATTAACTTTTATATTACTTGGGCCTTCAGTGGCATTTCTTGTATAAAATTCACTTTTAGCCACTATCGAATCTGCATAGTAATAAGAATAATAATTTTGCCAAAGTCTATTAACTATATGTGCTCTATCATCATGAAATTTAAAAGCTATAGGCTGGTATTCATGCGTTAATTGCACTACTTTTTTACGATTATATTGATTCACTGTTTGAGTTTTAAAAGTAAATTTAGGAAGGTCTACGCTTTTTACTAATAACCCAACTTCAAACTGATGTCGATCTTTTAGACTTTGGTCTCGCAATGCTCCGCGATTTATATCAAAATAAACATGATATAAAAATTTTGCCTTAGGTGCTAATCTAAAATCGTCATCAACAAAGGTTCTAGCGGCATGCTGCCAATCACCTAATTGACCTTTAGGTTTAAGGAATCCTTTAGCTGTATCTTTTAGATTGAAACCAGCACCAAGAGTATTTAATAATGCATTAAATTTACTAGCCATATAGTTTATTTATAATATTCAATAATATGCTATTATAACTAGTCAATAAAAAAGGGCCCGAAGGCCCTTTTTAAAATAAAAAACTATTAACCACCTGTGGCCATTGTTCTTAAAGTTCTTCCAACGTTTGCACCAACTCCAGAACCTTGTGGAGTCTGGATGCAGTTATCTGGCTGAATTGACAAGTCAATTGTCTGTGGAGCCGCCTCAGCATAACTTAAACTTTGGTAGTTTGCACTTACAATATAGCAACCATAACACCCCCAAGTTTCTAAAACATTAGCATTCCATATACCGTTACCACCGTCTAAAATTTCAATTTTCATCGAAAACTTATAGTCTGTACCGCTGGCTGCTGATGCTTGCTCGAAGAAATCAAATTGTTTCTGCATCTGTTCGCCAATCATTTTACTCACTACGCCAGTAGCATCATCACGTAACACAATGGCCAATGCCTGCCAAGTTGGTTTGCCAGCATAGTTAATTTTGCTGTTATAAGTTTCAATAACTGTATTTGCAAACTGTACGTTAGGCTTAGCTGCTGTTTGTACTTGTTTGGTAAGTTCAGTAGTAGGAGAACTAACTCCAAAATTCTCAAATAAAATTCTAAAACGATATTTGAGTTTTGGCATTAATGTGCCTTGACTACTCGCGCTACTATCTGTAGCTAGTGGTACTGTAAATCTATTTAATGTTGCAATTGACATAATTTATTAAGCTCCGTTATAGTTATTTATTATTTTATACCACCAGTACTCTTTATGCGTAGCGGTATGTAGATAAACTCAACAGCCTTAACTGGTACTATGGCCACATCAACATACAACTCATTCTTATCAATTCTTGCACCGGTATTATTAGAGTCATCACAAACTACAACATAATCATATAATGCTCTTTGACCAACTAACTCAAGTAAGAAACTTTCAACACTGTTTTTAATTTCATCTCTTGTAAGTTTGTCATTTGGTTCAAACACATATGGCTTGGCAATAATATCTAATTGTCTACGCATATAAACAATTAATCTTGCTACATTGATACGATCCAATGCGCTGGCATTTTTAGCACGAGTTTTCTGACCATAATTTACTAAGCCCACACCTGTGAAGAATGTAATTGGGTTAATTTTTACATCATATAATGTATCTCTTTGACCATTATTCAATGCAATAACTTTAAACTCGCCTTCATTATCAACATACCCTACACTTGTAGCATTTGTAATACCACCACGTCTTGTTCCAGCTGGAGCAAACCATGGATAGCTTACATTGTCACTTAGTGCAATAGTTCTTAACATCATATGACTTGGCGGTACTACAATGTTATTTCCTAAATTATCACTGGTGAATCCCCATGGATAGAACATGGCCATATATTCATCATAACTTGGCGCACCAATATCATTGTCTTCTACTGCTAAACGCAAGTTATTACCCCATTCCATTAGGCTTGTAGCATCAGGCAATAATCTTGATGGAGTATCAGCTACAATAAATGCAGTTAATGCACGGTCATAATTCAATGTGACCATCTCACCAATCAATTCTGGATACCCTGGGCAAGCAATTAGGTTAAACACTCTTGCTTCTTCACGGATATCTGTTGCACTATTAATTGTGGCCTGTAACGCTTGTACTACAACTTTACGTTGTGCTTTACGACCAAATGATCCACAGCCATTGTCTTGATTTGCACTTACTGTAATCCAACGATGTGGATAATATTCAGCCATTGATTCGTCATCATATCTTACATTGTTATCATCAATGTTAACATAATTATGTACAAATTTCTTAACATTAAATCCGCTTCTACGTAGATTCCATAACAACATACCTTTTGGATATAAAGCAGGATCTGGAGCATCAAAGTCAACATAGTCACTGACTAATAAATCAACAATGTCACCCGGAGCATCACTATTCATTCCAGTTGTGTTGTAACGTACATCGTCAAATAATACACCATCCTGTGTACTTTGATCTGTGACATCTTGCTCTACCCATTTCTTAGCAATAGGCCCTGACTTTGCTTCGTCAAATTTATAAATTCTAGGGAAGTTTTCTAAATCACTAGTGTCAATCCATAAGTCGCCATTACGTAAAGCTGTTCCATCACTTTGTAATAATGGAGCAGTTGCACTAACTAATGGTCCCATTGGGTCTGTCTTTTTATCATCTGAAGCATTATAATAAGGACTGGTTGAATGTAAATATCCAACCCACTTATTACCATTATGAATTAGAACGTCTACTTCATCAATAATACTGCTATACCATAATGTTCCATTTGTAGTCAAAGTTGACGGACTGTCTTTACTAGCAGTAAATCTCAATGGCTCCCATAAACTTACTGTGTAACTAATATCCTCATCATTGCCTTGGGCAACATAAACATTATCATTATCTGTAAATCCTAATGTACTTAAAAATCCGTTATTCATTTCGCCCATTCTAAAATCGCCGCCATATTTGTGACTAATAACGATTCTTCTTTGTGCATCAACACTTACTTCAATATTTTCAAGACCAACAGCATTGATGGCCCCAGCAATGATATCTGCATCACCACCATCACCATTCAATCCAAACTCTACATAAAAAACATCAGATAAATCAGCTGAACCAACTAGCCCTTCTCTAAAAGAAATGCCTTGAAATCCTTCATTGCCCCATCCATCAACAATTTTTTTACTGGTAATACTATTTGGGCCTTGCATTGATTTTCTAAATAATCTAAAATCAGCAACGTCAGGGCCAATATCACTTTCTACTTCGGTAGTATTTGTTTGACAATACACTGTACCAGCAGCAATATTCGCTCCGCCACCGCTTCTATCTAATCCAAAAATTGCAGCATGACCACTAGTATGTAAAGGACATGCAACTTTATCAAAAGATTCTGTCACTGCATTGTATTTCTTTAGTGCTAACTTTGCACCACCTTTAGGCTCAGTAGTTCTAATCCAAACGCTACCTGTTCTTGCTCCTTCATCAGTCCCTGGAGTAACTCCACTTACAAAGACTGGAGCAAATTCTGGAGCATTAGTCAATGGCTGAATTGCCAAAGTTGGTGGTGAATATGTTCCAGGAGTAAATCCTAATACTTCACAAGCATTACCAGTAATTTCAAATGATTGACGGTTTAATGCATAAAGTACTATTACACCATTTTTTACTGTTGCAAAAACACCATTATCAGTAAAATTGGCATTAATCTTTGAAGCTACTTCCGCTAAAGTCATAGTACCTGGATTATCTGCTTCAGAAAAAGTAATAAATGGCTGCGAATTTACACTTAACTCCTTACCAACAAGTTGGGTTGCACTTGTTAATGTTGAAACTGCTACTGGCCAACTAACTGACCAATCTTCACTACCTACAACTACCCATGTTCCTGGATCAATATTAAAGTCATTACCTGGACTCTTAAAGTACAGGACATCTGAGTCTTTATATTCAGTGTTTAAGTCCATTAAACTTACAATAGCATAATCACCAATCACACCAACTGAAGTTTTTGGAGTGTAATCACCACCTGCATAATCAACAACTTTGGCAGTATCTGTCATAACTATAGGTGTTTTTGCTGCAAACTGTTGACCAAGTTTATTAGATCTAGGAGCATTATTCCATTCAAAAATTCCCCAACTTGAATTAGCAGTATCTAACCAATATGTAGCATTGTATGGAGAGGAAGTCGGGGCTTCGGCCTTAGCATTTAATTCTTTAAGATCAAGATCTGCTCTTGCTACATATGCTCTATTGCTGACACCTAATAAACTATATGCTGCTTGTAAACCATATTCATTTTG